TGTTTCGTTTGTAATTGCTTCTCTTGAAACTAAATGAAGTGTAAAACTTTCTCTATTTGATTCTGAAATTACATCAGTGATACTGGAAACATAAAAGTAATCTTCTACTCTTTTTGAAAAATCTAATCCCGGATTTGTTGATGAGTTTCCTGCAATTTTTAAAGAGAGTCTTTCTCCACCCCTAATAGGCAATCCATTATAAATTGATTGCTTGTCTCCATCTGAATTATCTTGAGAAGCAATAACATTTCCATTATCAACTATTTTAATTTTAGCAGTAATTGTGGGAGAAAATACATCCTCAAAATATTCAAACAGAATTGCACCACCTATAAGACCAACAGATCTAGATCTATCGTTTGATTCCAAAATTAATTCGTCATATAAAGACTTTTTAATTGACATTAGAGATACGCAAGATCGAGTAAAAGTTTATTCTTCATAAAATTATTTAACAGTTTAAATTCACTGATTGTTGGTGTTACTGTGGGTTGTTGAGAAGGATAAGATACTTGGGTTTGTTGTGGTTGAGTGTCATCAATGAAAAGCATTTGTGGTCCTTTTCTTTCAGGAGTCATTGCAGCAGGTTGCTGTAATTTTGGTTGTGCTGAAATTTGTGCAAGAGTTTCTGTTTTTGTGTCTTTACTTGGTTGAGTATTAAATGGTGCAAATCTACTATACTTGTTAAGAGCATCAAATCTTCCAGTTATTACTCCACCATTCCACCCAGTTCCCGTTTCCCAATGTAAGTGTGGTCCGGTAGTTCTTCCAGTCATGCCAACTTTACCTATGACTTCACCTTTTTTAACTGGACCTCCACGCTTATATCCAGATTGCATATGGCCATATAAATGATAAATTCCTAAGTTATCTTTCATTACTAAAAAATTACCCCAACCTTTTTCATAGTCGGAATCGACAATAATACCATCAGAAACTGCTCTCAGTGGAGTTCCTTGCTTTACTTGCAAGTCAACACCACCATGACCTCTTCCTGCACCAAGACGATCACCAATCATTGGATTTACTGGAATAGATGGTGTAGGTGGTGTTTGAGGAGTTGAAGGTGTAAAAGTAACTGGTGGTTTTTGCTGTTGTCCGGATGGGGGTTTAAAATTTTTAATGAATTTATTGTGCTTTTCATTTCTCTCTTTATAAACTCTGGCAGCAGGTCTTTCCCACTTATCCATCCACCAATATGCCGCTTCTTCTGGGGAAGAAAATTGCGTTTTAAAATATGCAGGACCTCTGTCCTCACCAATAGCATATTTTATTTGACCTTTCCAATTTGTTTTCCAATCCGGAACATTTTGTAAAAATATCTGTTTTCTGCCAGCACTCGAATATTGAAATAATCCAATACCAGGACCATCAGGTTGTTTAGAATCAATTCTAAATCCACTTTCACCCTCTATATTTGCCAAAATACCAAGAGCATGTATATGTGGAACACCTAACTGCCTCATGTAAGAATATGCCGCTTGCGGATTTAAAACTTTTCCACCAGCAGTAGTTTCCGGACCTACATAAGAACCAGTAGGTTCTTGAGGAGTTGGTGGAAACATTCTATCAGGTCTTTTTTCCTCAAGTCCGGGTGCTTTTTCACCAGTTTCTAAGGATTCTGTCAGTGGTGTTGTAAAAAGTTTAAATGTATCTGTAATATTAGTTCCTAAATCTTGAACAGCAAGATTTAATTCCTCAAAAGATCTTGCAACAGTTCCTTCTCCAGCAAATTCATCAAAATCTAAACGAATAATCGCATCAAAAGAATACTTTAATGTATCACCAAAAAATTTAATTATATTTTGCATATTGATGACCATGCCATACATGGATCTTCCAAATGTTTGAATTCTAGATATAAATTCCTTCCCCATAAAAATCCACGTAGGAAGATTTTCTACAATCCAACCAGCAGTAATGAATCCTAGAAATCCCAATAATCTTCCTAAAGGTCCTTTTTCACTCCTAGAAGAAAATGAAAGTCCTAATTGTGGGGACGATGATACTCTTGTCGATTCAATTTGGTCTTCAAGTTCTTGTCTCTTAGATGCTTCTTCTCTTCTAGAATTTAAAATATCAGATCTTGTAAATAATTCTCTTTTAACTCTTGTATTTGTTGCAACAATTCTTGAAATATTATCTACAGAATTATTTACTGCAGACGTGTTTTTTTTAGTCTCAGATAGTGTCTGAGAAATACTTTGAATGTTTATAGATGACTTTCGAAGAGATTCTAATAATGCTGCCATATCACATTACCACATTATAATTCAACTGAGAATATAACACATAAAAATTATCAGGGTTTGCAGAATTAATCAATGGAACATCAGTCAAAGGTTCATTCGTTAATGGTGGAATTGCCTGTTGAGATTGATTATTTGATGTTTTAATCATTGTGAATGATGGTCTTGGTTCTGGCAATTGACCAACTTGTTGTGGTTCTTTGGGTGGTATTGATACTTGTGCAGGACTCATCTCTGCAGTTTCAGTTTTAGATGGTGCATTCATATTGACAGAATCTTTCAACTTCATCTCATTCCAATCATAACCTTTTGTTTGTGCCCAAGTTTTGGCTTGCTGTTGTTGATCGGGAGTCATTTTATTCCAAGCATCTTCAATTCTACCTCTTAGCATAGGTTCATTACGATATTTCCATGCCTGCTCAAATTTCTTTTCCATATCAGGAGATGGAGCAGGAGTTGATGGTGTTTGCTCACCCATCATTGGAGTTTGTGGTTGTGCTGCAGTAGCCGCAGGCGGTGTTGCGGGTGCAGGAGTTGGTTTTAGAGATGCTGTAGGTTTATTTACTCCTGTTAAAACATCAGCTCCTTTTCCACCAAGCATATATCCAGCAACTCCTAATGTAAGAGTAGCAGGAAATTTTAATATTCCTGGAAATTTTGATCCTATTGCAGCTCCTGCTTCTGCACCTGCAACACCACCAGCAGCACCTACTCCAGCTTGTAAATTAGTTTGCCCTTCTTTCTTTCTTTGAAAAAAATCTAATCCACCAAAAGCAAGATTAACTAAACTACCCAAACCAAAAAAGTTTTTGCCGCCAGACGTTTTAGGTCCTGGTCCAGGTCCTGTTACCTTTGGTGTTCCAATTCTTAATAAACCAGCAGCAATTGCAAGAGGTTTTGCAATTAAAAGTTTAGTTAGACCCGAAGCAATTGCTCCAATTGTTCTTGTAATTAGTGAAAATCCTGCCCTAATTGCAAATAATCCACCAACTGCTATTCCGACGTTTTTAAGAATATTAAATCGGATCTCATTGAATAATTTCGTATTTCCTTCTTCAGATGCCTTGATTGCTTGAACAGTTTGGTTCGTTAACCATCCACCAAATAAAATTCCAAGAGCAGCACCAATTTTGCCAAAAATATCATTTACTTGTGGAACTAACCTTTGAACAGGTTCAGCAACTGCATTTTGTATTTTTTGTTCTATATCATTTTCTTTTCCAATTCTAACTTGTCTTTCTGCAAGTAATCTTTGTTTTTCTTGGTCTACTTTAATTTTATTTTGATCTTCTGTCGCATCTTGTTGAAGGAGAAGTGCAATACCAGAAAGACCTGTTCCTAATTTTACAATATCAGTTCTTATTGCCTGGAGAGTCGAATTAAATCCTAAAAGAGCTTGTTCTTGCCCTCTAGATAATTCTGCATTTTGTGCATCAGTTTGTGTTCTTCTACTTTCAATATTTTGAAAAACAGATGCATCAATAGTAGATTTTTTTAAAAGAGCATTGCGAACTTCTTGAGACAAAGGAGACCCTGTGCCTGGATCAACACCTAATCTACCAACTTTTTCTGGATCTAATTCAGCCATTTGTGCTGTTCTTTAGGTTTTCTTCTTCGATATACTGCTTAAGAAGAGCGATGTAAATTTCGCGCTCCCATGGTATCATATTTTCTATTTCCGTCAATGAGTATTTATGATGCTGAACTAAAGAAAAGTTGGTCTTATAGTATGACTCTAGACTTTCATGAGCCATACCTAGGCGAAAAAACTTGACAATCCCTCCAGTTTTACTTCACTTTCGATTTCGGTATTTGGGTTCTTAATTTTAAGAGTATGAGAAAGTTTAGGCATTGTGGAGAAAAAGTTTTCAACCTCTTTAAATTGTTTTGAACTCAATTGTTCAATAAATTCTGACAATTCTTTTTTAGTGCAATCAGATGCAGACCAAGACTCTTCTTCACTATAAACTTGCTCCATACAAGAAACAATCAAACTGAATGTATCATCTACACTCATATTAAAATCATTTCCAAAATTGGATTTAATAAATTCATTCATTGAAGGATATTTCATTCTCAAAGTCAGATTATCGTCAAGTTTAATATCTCTAGAATGTTTCTCATCTACATTAACTTGAATATCGTCAAGATTGATACTTACGGGAACTTGAGTTGTTCCATCATCAGGACAAGTGATCAGAACATCAACTGTTTCTCCTACAGATTTTCCACGAATGTTGAGGAACAGATATTCGATGTCAAAAGTTGCAAGTTGTTCAACTTTAATTCCCTTAGTTAAAATACAATTATTAATTACAGTTTTAACCGCTTCTGCAATTTGCTTTGGATCTTCACTTTCCATTGCAATGATGAGAATTTTTTCTTCTTTTACAAGAAATGGTCGATATTTAATTTCCTTTTTAAGAGATGGAATTTCTAAAGAATATGAAGGTGTTGCAATTTTTGGTAATACCATATCTATTTACAAATCAGATAAGATTATTTAGAGAGTTATTTAAATTATTCTTTGACGAATCTCTTTTAATTTACTACCATAAAGATTTTCATAAGTAGTTTTATTAGAATCAAATAATTCAACTCCATTTGATGGTATAGATCCAGGTGATTTTGGAACTAATCTTATTGATGGTTGTGGTCCTGCTTGTATTTGTTGTTGAGATTCAGTCTTATTACCATCAGAATTTCTACTGTAATCTATACTATAAGATTTTCCAATTACATAACGATCAATTTTAAATGTCACCTGCATTTTTAAAATATCGGATTGCCCATACGAAACTGGTATGGATGCAATATTATATGGATATAATCCAATAAAAGTATATTCGATTTCTCTTTGATAATCACGATCAAATTTAATAATTTTCGTTCGATTTGATTTGTAATATTTTGGATATTGCATTCTTATAAAGTAACCCTCATCAACATTCATATTAATTGGAAGATTAGTTCCATCAATTGGATTTGATGCCCCGCTTGCAATAAATTCCATCCAATGCTCTAAAAATTTCAATGTATTATAGTTATTATCAACATAAAACTCAAGACTTATATCCTGATAAATTCTTTTATGAGCAAAAGTTTCTGTGATACCAATATAATTTCCAACAACATCTACAGTTGCAAGTTGTGTTGTTGGAAGCACTGCATTATGGCATAAAAGACCAGCATCCTCAGCAATAAATCTTGATGATACTCCTCTGCTTCTTAAATAACCTACCAATTCTCCGGGAAGTCCACCAAACTTAACCTCATAATGAGAAGTTTGTGCAAGATTTGTAAATAGTGGTTTTATATCTGATATTCTGCGTGGTAATGCCACTCTAAATACCTATTATGAGTATATTGTTACAAGTATTTAGATGTCATACAAAGGAAAATATAAACCATCATATCCAGAAAAATATAATGGTGATCCTACCCAAATCATCTATAGATCATTATGGGAAAGAAAATTTATGGTTTATTGTGATACAAATGAAAAAATAATTGAATGGCAATCTGAAGAAAAAGCGATTCCATACCGGTCTCCATTGGACGGAAAAATTCATAGATACTTTCCAGACTTCCTCATCAAAGTCAAAGAGTCTGATGGTAGTATGAAAAAATACATGATTGAAATTAAACCATCAAAGCAAACAGTTCCTCCCACTAAACCACAAAGACAAACAAAGAAATACATTGCGGAGGTTTATGAGTATGCTAAAAATCAATCAAAATGGGAAGCAGCACGGGAGTGGTGTGCTGATCGTGGATATGAATTCAAAATCATCACAGAATCAGACTTAGGAATTAAGTAATGGCACTCACAGGATACGAAAAACCATTAGATCAATATACACAAAAAGAATTAGCAGAAATTGCTAAGGAATATAATCCGTATTATCAGACAGCAAGTGGAAAAGGAAAACTTGGAGGATATGAAAGATTAACTAAGCAACAACTTATCAATATCATTAAAGTTGATATTGAGTATATTGAAGCAAATCCAAAACTTCCTAGAAGAGTTAAAGGACCTACTTATAGCAAAAGTAAATCAAAAAGTCTTACTGAATTAAAAGAATCTTTACTGGGAATAGAAAACCCCGATGATCTTATGAATGAGATATTATCCAGACTTAGTGGGAGTGAAGCACCTCTTCCCCCTGTTCCTGGGAGGTATTATACTTATGTTTATTATGCTAAAACTCCAAGAATTCGTTATGATCGATATCCATTAATTATTGTTGATAGTTTATTGCCAAAAGGATTTAGAGGATTCAATTTTCATCTTGGAAAATATAGACAATACAATACTCAAGATGGGGATCGATTAGTTAGTGGATTATATGAATTGAGTAGAGATGAATTTTCAATTCTACTAAAAATTCCATACGGAAGAATAGTTCAAAACTAACAATAAATAGTTAAAAAAGTAAATGGCAGAATTATTAAGATATCCTCGTAATAATATTGGTCCACAAGATGATTACTTTAAAATACAAGTTCTTGAATACCAACCACCGGGTTTAGGATTACAAGGACAAAATAGTTTTGCTCTTAACACCACAGAAGATGCATTGCGAGAAAGTATTAAAACTTCCAAAACAACTATTATTTTACCAATGCCTGCAAATATTCAGGATAATAACGGTGCAGATTGGCAATCTGGAACGATGAATCCTATTGCAGCAACTCTTACCAATGCAGCATCTCAAGCAGTCGTAAGTAAAAATCTTTTTGCATCATTAATGAAATCTGGATCAAAGTTTTTTGAAAATCTTGGTGGTGCATTATCCACTGGAGAAGGACAATCTGCGGCGGCCGCTGGAGCAGCTGCTGCAGGTTTACAAGCAGTGTTAGGACAAGGAAATATTAATCAAATTATTTCAAGAGCAACTGGGCAAGTATTTAATGAAAATGTAGAACTTCTTTTTAATGGAGTTACAATCCGCCCAGCATTTAATTTCACATTTGATATGGTTCCCAGATCTACAGATGAATCTGAAATAATTAAAAAAATTATTAGAAGATTTAAAACAAATATGACTCCTAGAAAAGGAACACCAGATATAAATGGAAATGGTCTTTTTGTTAAAGCACCAAATGTTTTTAAATTAGAGTATATGAGTGGTGGAAGTCATCATCCATTTTTACACCGATTTAAACCTTGTGCTCTTACACAAATGAGCGTAAATTATAATGGATCTGCACAGTATGCATCTTATTCTGATGCAACTCCGGTTCATATGCAATTGACACTACAGTTTCAAGAACTGTCGCCAATTTATGCAGAAAATTATGATACAGAAGAAGGTAGATATGGAGTAGGATACTAAAATGACTTATTTTAGAGAGTTACCTAACTTAGAATATCAATCATTTTTGCCAGATTCAAAATCTTCTGATCAATATGTAACTGTAAAAAATCTTTTTCGTAGAGTTAAACTTCGTGATGATCTTCAAAATGTTTTTACTATTTTTGATAAGTATCAGATTCCAGACGGATCTAGACCAGAATTGGTTGCACAAGAACTTTATGGCAGCGTCCAATATGATTGGGTTGTAATTATATCGGCAGGAATCACAAGACTTAGAGATCAATGGCCGTTATCTGATAAACAAGTTTATGATTATGCCGAATCAATCTATGGAAACGATTTGAATGCTGTTCATCATTATGAAACAACAGAAGTCAAAGATCCAGAAGACCGTTTGATTCTTCCTTCTGGTAAAGTTGTTGATGCAAATTTTAAAATCTATTATACTTATAACAACAATCTTTATACAAATGATGCAAACGAACTTGGAGCAAATGTCATTCGTATTTCAGATCCAGTTGTAGGTATTAGCAATTATGAATATGAAGTAAGAAAGAATAATGATAAAAGAAGCATTTACGTTCTTAAACCAAGATACCTACAACAAGTAATCAATGATACAAGAAAAGCAATGATTTATGATAGATCATCGCAGTATGTAAGTGATAGATTAATTAAAACAGAAAATACTAAAGTTTCAATTCCATTTTAATTCCAAATTTTGTAATGTGATACTTTGTTTTACCTGTAAGTTTTACAGCATCTTTTATTGAGTCATATATTATACCATTATAGCATAATTTTTTTGCTCTTGGATTTTTTTGAACACCCTTTAATCCTTTATTCCAAGGAACTCTTCCTTGTGTTGCATCGCTTATTTTTCTTTTTGTTTCATCACTATGTTTTTGTTTCGGTTTTCCTCTTGCTCTTAAACCTTTTTCTATATCTGACTGCTTTCTTTTTTCAGTCATAGTTTTTGGAGTTCCTTTATTTGCTTCTGCTATTTTTCTTTTATGATCTTCAGTTAATTTTCTACCTTTTGTTGCTTTACTTATTTTTTTCTTTGCTTCTTCTGATAATTTTCTTCCTTTACAAATAAGACTTAATTTTTGCCTTTGCTCCAAACTCATTTTTTTACATTTATTATGAGCAGATTTTCCTTTTTGACTAAATCCTGTTGAAGTTTGATATGCTCTATTAGCAAAGTGTGGATTTTCTACTACCATATAATATTGTTGTAAAATAATCTCATCAACATATGCATCTTCTCTTGTGACATAATCGTCTTTGAGTATTATTTTTTGAGTTGGTTTAAAGTTTTTGTCTTTAAAAGAACCAAAATACTTTATATCTTCTTCTGGCAAGCATTTACAACTTCTACTGCCAATATATCCCATACCCCATTCTTCATAGGAATAATAGACATAGTGATACTCTGTTTGAGTTTCCATAATTCTGCTTCTAAATTGAGTTCGCAATAGTATTTATATAAGAAAAGGAGCATTTCTGCTCCCTTTCCACTCTTATGGATGCGAACTCATTAGAGCACTATTATTTATTCCGCTAATTTTGCGAAATATGACAAGGTAGAATCTTCATCGTCATCATCCTCAACGACCGCAGCACGACGAGTTGGTTGAAGATTATTAAGTTCACTACGAAGACCATCATCAAGGTCACGAACTGAACCACGAGTATCATCTTCGTCTTCAACTTCTTCATCAAGACGAACAGAAGTCTTAGCACCAAGAACAGAATCAAGACGCTTCTTCAGTTCATCATAAGTCTTGAACTGGTCAGGAGCAACAAATTCTGCTAAAGAATACTGCTTCTTCCAGATTGCTTCCATTGCATCATCATCGTCCAGAAGAGCACCAGGAGTTGCAAACTCACTGGAATCATAGTTACGATAACCCGCAACACTCTTTGCCTTCAGTTTGAAGTTTGCACCCTGCCAGAAGTCAAATGCGTTAATCGGGGTTTCGTCCTCATATTCAGGTTGCATTGCTTCCATAATCTTGTCAAAGATTTTCTTACCATACTTAAAGAGGAAGACCTTACCTTCGTTTTCAGGATTTGCAGGGTCTTTGACAACATAAACATTGCTGATATAATTCAGTTTACGTTTTTGCTTACGAGCAACTTCTTTACCAGCATCAGTGCCATTGTTCCAAAGTCCAGAGTTATGCTCACAGACAGGACACTTTTGATTGAT